ACTGTTCCTATTGGTGGAACAACTGGTATTCCAACAGATATAACTAAAACTTTCTCTGAATTCAAACTAACTGTACAAGATATTCATTCAGATGAATTTAATGGATGGACATTTGGACAACTACAACCAATAGATTCATTTACCAATTTATTTGATGGATTTAGAAAAGTCTTCCAGATGAAGATCAATTCAGAAGCAATATCATTAAAGACTTTCTTTGGATCAACAATCAAAGCAGAACAATCATTACTAGTATTTGTAAATGGACTTTTACAGAAACCAAACTATGCTTATAACTTGGGTAGTGGTGGAAGTTCAATAGTATTCACCACAGCACCAAAAGCAGATGATGATTGCAGTGTTCTATTCTATAAGGGAACACCTGATATTGATGTTGCTCTTCTCAACATTGCAAAAACAATTAAGAGAGGTGATACCATTGATATTAATAACAACCCTGAAAAAGGTCAAGGTCCAGGTTTAGATCAGGAACCAAGAACTATTTTAGGAATTACTTCATTAAGTTCTGATACTGTTTCAACTAATCCATATAGACATCTAGGTATCACAACTGATATCAGTTTACTTAGACCTGCATACTGGAGAAAGCAAACTACTGATGCTATTATCAATGCTGAAGTTGTTGGAAAGGATAGAGTTGAATTAGAAGCTGAACCATTCCCAACATCTTATTTGATTAATTCTGTCAGTGCAGGTACAACTGAGTTTTATGTTAATAGTGCAGTTCCATTCTTTAATCCAAATAATGAGGAATCAACCAATAAAGAAATTACTCAGAACTTTGTAGATATCATATCTCAGAATACAGTTCAAGTTGGATTAGCAACTGCTATTATTTCTGATACTGGAACTGTATCATCTGTTGATTTAACTAATATTGGTTTTGGATATACTGGAGTTCCTACTCTTAAATTCTCTGCTCCTCCTGAGGGAAGTGGATTTACCACTGCTACTGCCACTGCAACAGTAAGTGCTGGAGGAACTATAACAAATATCACAGTTACAAATACAGGAACTGGATATACTAATACTAATCCACCTGTAATACAGATAGAACCACCTAAACCTGTAATAGAGTTTAATGTAGATGTTGAATCATATTCAGGTGACTTTGGTGAAATAGTTGGATTAGGAACAACTACTGTTGGTGGACAGAACAAATTAATCTTTGACTTCTTTATATCTGAAGATTCTATATTGAGAGATGGTGGTGGAGCAACATCACCAGTTGGATCTGCAGTTACAGTTAGTGGAATCAGTACTGGTGACTTCTTTGTAGTTACTAATAGTAATCATCTATTCAGTAGAGGTCAGGGTGTTAATACACCAACTAGTGTTGTTATAACTAATGGTGGATCTGGATATAAAACTGCAGATGGTGATGCTAGTGGAACCAGATTAAATGTTGCAACTGCAGGTGGTACTGGAAATGGATTAACAGTTGATTTAACAATAGCAAGTGGTGTTATAACTGCAGTCACTATTAGAAATCAAGGATCTGGTTACAAACTTGATGATTCAGTTAGTCTTAATGTTTCACCTGGTTCAGGTTGTGCACTTCAAATAAATAAAGCATTTGGAACTCTAGAAACTAGAGGAGCAACTGATACTTCTGTAGTGGTTGGAGCAACTACCTCTTTCTTAGATAATGCATATCAAGTGGAAAGCACTGAGGTTGTTACTGTTTTAAATACATCCATTGGTATTGCCACTGTAGGAAGTGGTACAACAAATGTAAGAAGAGTGTTTACTAATGTTTCTGGATTAAGTACAGATAACTTCTCATCCTCATTATTAACCTTTGACTCTGGTAACATTGGAGTAGGAACTGCTACCTTTGATACTAGATCAACTGAAACATACACAGGTGCAATACTTCCTTCATCTTACTGGGCTAACTATAGTTGGGGTAAGATTACAGTTGCCAGAGATCAATCAAACAACTTTGATGCTTATACTAGAAATGGTCCTATAGGATTAACAACATCTACCATAATCTCTAGATCTAAACCTTTAGAATTTAGGGACTATGCGACATAATAAATACATTTACGGAAAACCTTTAAATTAATAATGGCTAAATTAGGAATTAGTACAGGAACCACGCCCAATGATGGAACAGGTGATAGCCTTTTGGATGGTGCCGTCAAGGTTAATTCAAATTTTGATGAAGTTTATACTAAGATAGGAGATGGAACAAGTTTATTTGTTGGAATTGTTAGTTCTATCACAGTTTCAGGTCCTCTGAGCATAAGTACCACCTTTGGTGCTCCTGTAATAACTGGATTAGCAAACACTGCCAATATAAATGCAAACAACTTCCAAGTAACTGGTGTAGGAACTATAACAGGAACTACAAGATTAGCAGGTATTAGTACATTCTCTGCTGCTGGATATACTGTAGCAGGTTTAGTAACTGCAAGTAATATAATATCAAATGAAACAATAAAAGTAGCTGGTATAGTTACAACCTCTGAAGATGGTATAAATGTCTCAGCTGGTGTAAGTGCTAGATCTCTATCAATTCAGGATGTAACTCAAACTTCTCATTTTGTTGGTTTAAACACTGTATTCATAGATCATACTGGTGTTGCTGCTACTGCTATCAACATAACTGACACTGCTACTATTGGATTTGGATCCATAACCAGTGCAAACATTACTACAATAAATTCAAACTTAGTAAGAGGTAATAGTGGTATATTAACCACAGCAGTTGTTGGAGCAGCAGTCACTATAAACTCTTCTGGTATTGATGCTGGTCAAGCTGGAATATTAACTGCAAGTAGATTATTTGGTGCTGTAACTGGTGCTGTAACTGGAACTGCATCATCTGCTACTAGAGCAGATTTAGCATATGGATTACTAGGAACACCTAGTATTGTGGTAGGTGTTGCAACTCTAGGTGCTCATATATTCAATGCAGCAGGTGCTTTTGTATCAGGAATAGTAACAGGAACATCTTACTCAGTAGGTGCTAATGAAGTAATTAGTAGTGCTAGACAGTTAAAAAATATAGCAACATTAGATGCCACAACCAAATTAACAATAGAAACTGCTATATCTGATCCTCCAAATGACTTTGATGATTTAAATGTAGTTGGTCTTGCTACTGTAAACAGACTGTTTATTAGTGGAGATACTGCAGGTCTCAATATAATTGGTGTTACTACTGGTCTATCCGTACCAGGTATTTCAACTCTTGGTATTGTTACTGGTGCAACTTCACTCCAAGCAACTGATGTTTATACAAACTTCTTACATGGAGATGCTTCTGCTGTAACTGGTAGTCCAACCTTTACAGTTCTTACTGCAACTAAAGGATTAATTGGTGCTGGTGTAACTATTGATCAAAGCAATATTGATGCTGGTCATGTAACTGGTATTGTAACTGCTAAAGAATTCCATGGTGATGGATCAAACTTAACTGGTATCACTGCCTCAACTGTTGCAGGTATTAGTACAGTAGGAACTTCTGGATTTAATCAGTTAAATGTAACTGGTGTATCTACATTTACTGGAACTATTGATGCTAATGGTGGTGCAAGGGTTGATGAAATTCAAATTGGAGTAACTAATGATAATGAAATTGATACTAATTCTGGCAACTTAACTATTGATTCTGCTGGTGGTACTACAACTATTGATGATATTTTAACTGTTAGTGGCAATGCAACTTTACAGGGAACATTAGGAGTAACAAACACAGTAACCCTAACAAACACAGCAACCCTTAATAATGGATTAGTTGTAAATGGTGCTATTGCTGATATAAATCATCAGATAGTTGGTATTCAGACAAATAATATAATTCCATTCTATTATGCTCAAGTAAGTGATTTCCCATCAGCATCTACATATCATGGTGCAGTTGCTCATGGACATGATACAGGTTTAATGTATTTTGCACATGGTGGAAACTGGTTGCAATTAGTCAGTAAAAACAATAGTGGAGTAACTGGCAAGGTTATAGTTGGTTCTGGTGTAACTATTGACCAGAATAATATTGATGCTGGTCATGTTACTGGTATTGTAACTGCTAAATCATATGTTGGTGGTGGAGATGGAAAGTTAGTAACTGCTGAATGGACTCTGGGTGCAAATGGAACTGATCATTACACACTCACTGGACCTGGTGGATTAAGTAATGCAGATGATCCAACCATTTACCTTGCAAGAGGACAAACATATCAGTTTGTGAATAATTCAGGTGGTTCTCACCCATTCCAGATTAGACAATCAGCTGGAGGATCTGCATATAGCACTGGAGTAACCAATAATGGAGCAGCAGCTGGAGTTATTAAATTTGAGGTTCCATTTGCAGCACCAAACACTTTAGTATATCAATGTACTAGTCATAGTGCTATGGTGGGGAACATTGTGGTGTATCCTTCAATATAAACTCTATAAATAAAAACAAAACTTAAAAATGGCAGCGATAATAACTGATCAACTGAGAATAGTGAATGCAAGTAACTTTGTTGCTGGTGTGCAATCTAGTGCAAATTCTTATTATGCATTTATTGGTCTGCCTAATGCTGGAAGTTATGTATCTACATGGGATTCAGATCCTCCTGCACCAAAAGATGCTTTTAGTCAATCTGATGACTACTATGACACTATGTTAGCAGTAAAAAGAATTAATTCTGCTGATATCAGTCAAGTGGTTAGAAAGTTAAGATGGCAGTCTGGTGTGACATATGATATGTGGAGAAATGATATTACAAGAGATAATGCATCTCAACCATCAGGTGCTTTTGATGTATACTCTGCAAATTATTATATAATCAATGCAGATTATAGAGTTTATATTTGTTTGTTTAATAATGCTAATCCTGAAAATAATAATCAAGGTGGTCCTTCATTAGATGAACCAACATTCACAGATTTAGAACCAAGAGCTGCTGGTAGTAGTGGTGATGGATACATTTGGAAGTATCTTTATACAGTAAGACCAAGTGAAGCAATAAAATTTGATTCAACTGATTACATTCCTGTTCCTGATGATTGGTTCACTAGTGCAACATATACTCCTATGAGAGAAAATGCAGATGCTAGTGGTCAACTTAAAATTTGTACTATAACAAATAGAGGAGTTGGTCTTGGAACTGCTAATATCACATACACTAATGTTCCTATAATGGGAGATGGTCAAGGTGGTAAAGCAACTATTGTAGTTAATAATGATTCAAAGGTAGAAACAGTAACAGTTTCTGATGGTGGATCTGGATATACTTTTGGTAGTGTTGATTTAGCATCAGGTGGAGTTCCTACAGGAACTACAACACCTACATTTAATGTTATTATTCCTCCACCAGGTGGACATGGAAAGGATGTTTATTTAGAATTGGGTGCATTAAATGCATTAGCATATGCTCGTTTTGAAAATGATTCAGAAAACCCAGACTTTGTTACTGGACAACAGTTTGCTAGAGTTGGAATTCTAAAGAATCCTCAAGCTCAAGGATCTGATCAATTATTGATATCTGAAAAAGCAAGTGCTGTGTATGCTCTAAGATTAACAGGTGCTGGTTATAGTTCAGCAGTTTTTAATCCTGATGAATTTGTTACTCAAACTATTGGCATTGGGTCTACTGCTGTTGGTAGAGTGATATCTTATGATCAATCCACTGGTGTACTAAAGTATTGGCAAGATAGAACAACTGCTGGATTTACATCCACTGGAGTTGCTGAACCTAACCCAATATATGGTTTTAGGGTAAATAGATTTTCACACCTCATAGAGGCACCTGGCACTGCTACAGGTGGTAGTTATACTATCAATGGTGGAAGTGTCGCTGTTGGAATTGACACTGGATTCCAAGGTGTTTCAACAGTAATAAATAATAGAACCTATTACTTGGGTCAAAACTTTGTCAGTGGTGTTGCTCAACCAGAAATTAAAAAATATTCTGGTGAAGTAGTATATGTTGATAACAGACCTTCTATTACCAGATCTAGCTCTCAAAAAGAAGACCTAAAAATAATCTTGCAATTCTAAAAAATCATGCCTCAGGAAACTAATCTAAACGTTGCTCCTTATTTTGATGATTTTGAGCCGTCTAGTAATTACTATAAAGTATTATACAAACCTGGTTTTCCTGTTCAAGCAAGAGAACTCACAACCATGCAATCTATTCTTCAGAATCAGATTGAAGACATGGGGAATCACTTTTTCAAAGAAGGTGCTAAAGTAATACCAGGTGGTTCTCAATTTAGA